TGACTACAACGCCGCCAAGAGTGAAGCGCACGCGCAAATCAGGCGGCTTGCATGCTGGATCAAACTGCCGCGCCCTGAATAAGCGGCGTGCCTTCTCATCTTCGGTCTCGACGGTCGGAACAGCTCCGGTTGGATCGATTCCTTCGTGTGACGGTTCAATCGGCGGGAACCAATCAGCCGGCACAGGCTGAGTCTGCTGTGTGTGCTTTGATGGTACCTCGCCGCCAAACCCCTGCCGGCGAAGCTCAGCAGCAGCGCGCGAATAGTCGCCACCGCACTCAAGCACAGTGTAGACATGCCAGGGTCGATAAACGTGGTTTGGTTCAAACTGTGTCGAGCTGCTGAACACGAAAAATCGTCCAGGTATAACATCCCATGACGCCGAAATGCCGCGAGCCTTTCCCGGTCGCGTCCAATACTTGCCGCCTGCCGGTTTCCAGCCGTGAGACTTAAGGATCTCGGGCAGGTTGGCGCGAAAGTCGAAATCATCGCCCGGTGTTGCTTCGCCGCCCGGTTGGACTGGCGCCGCCTCATGCGCCTCAACGGGCGGTCGCTCATCGAACGTGCGCGCCAGATTGAGCAGCGCATCACGGTCATCAGCGTTGATGGCAGGAATACTCGACCAATCGCCAGCGATCAGCTTGTAACCATCAGACGGCGAAATCAGGAAATAACCGCCATCACCGCGCGTCTCGATCAGGGAATCGAGATTTGCTTTCTGCGCCAGCTTTAGATTGCCGATCCGCTCACCGTCGCACTGCCACACCAGATGATAACCGCCTGACGGCGTCTGCTGCAGGATCAGTTGACCAAGCAGCTTATCTAGCCCGACCTCTTCAGCTCGCTTGGTGAAGCGGTCAAAGATGCCGGTGCTGTATTTCTCATCAAAGTCGAGACACTGAACTTTGCCGGCGATAAGCGCGATTCGCGCATCCTTGGAAAACCACCGCTCAAGCTCTTCGATTTTGGGCAGGCTGGTCCGATACTCCGACCAAGACGGCACGCGCGGGCGCTTGTCGGCGTTGCAGGGAATGCAGGCGACGCCGCTGGCGTGCAGGACTTGAGCTGTCTGAAGGGTGAGGATCATCGGCCTAATTTCCGAGCGCTTTGCATGCCCACCGGATCAATCGACGGCCAACGCTCGACCTTGCCATTGGCACGCTCGCGAATGACCGTGCCATCGCGCCAAATCCAGGTTTTGTCACCGGGCGGCTCAGCGTTGCGCTTTTGAGCATCGAGCACGCGGCGCAGGGATGTAGGAATAGCAGTCACAGCGTTGGATTGCCTTTCAGCGCCTTCTCAGTCTCGGATTTTGCTGCCAGCCATTCAGCGAGCGGCGCGAGGTTCTGAATCTCTTCGACTACTTCGACGGGCTTGCCCTCAAATACGATAGCGACGGCGTAAACGACCTCGCACGCCTTTGTGCAGACGCCTTGAAATCCGCTGAGCTTGCCGCCGATGAAGCGAACCGGCGTGCCAGGTTCAATCATGGTCAGAATGGGTAGTTGTCATCTGTGCCGGTAGGTTCGTCGCGCGATCCGTCGAGCCAGCTTTTGATTGAGTTGAGAGAGACGGTTTTCAGTTGAAGGTTTCCGGCCATGTAGGGCAGGTCACCGCGGATGCGGTCAATTGAGGCGCTGTCTGCACGGCGACCCTTGGTGAGATGGTAGCCAGTCTCAGTGCAGAACGCTTTGAACTGTTCGAGCGTGAGCTGAAACCCGATCCCGCGCGCCTTGGCGTGTGCCTTGACGCAGTGAAAGAGTGCGGTCAACGGGTGCGCTGCGCGATACTTTCGAGACCGGCACTTATGGCAGAAGCGCCGATTATGACGGCGGCGATTCCGACAGTAAGGCGTGCAGCATTTGTCATGTCGCCCCCTTGTCATGGATCGCGAGCACAAGTTTGCTGAACAGGTCTTTGTCTGCGCCAAAGTTGCCGATCCACCGGTCGACCAGGCCTTCACTGACTCCGGCTTCGCTCGCGTGATTCATTTGCCCGCGAAGCGTTGGAAAGTCGCGGCGGATGCCGATAATGACACCGCCAAGCCCGCAAATCATGCGGGCTTCATTGTCGAAGCGAACATCGTCGAAAACAATTCTCTTGTCGGGCTGTGTCTGAACGCGGCGCTGTGCGAGGCGTACCCAAAAGTCAGGATGCACTAGATTTCGTCCCCATTCGGTGCCCGCGGTCTGCATGAGATGGCGACCAGTGACACCAAGCCAGGGGATTATCTCATCTTTGCGCTCCAAAAGCCATTCGGGTTCGATGCCCGTTGCTACCAGCATGGCGCGCAACGGCGTTGCGAAACTGAGCTGAGTGAAGCCGCGATGTTTAACGAGCGCAGCAGACGCGGTGGATTTGCCAGCTCCGGCAAACCCGGTGAAGCCTATAAGTGTGCGTGTCATTGAGTGTATTTCTTGAAAGCGTAAAGGAACGCGCGGCGCGCATGATGCGGCGCTATTGGGAAAATTGGGTCGACCAGGGCGATGCCATCCTCAAAGCAATCCCACTCGACCGGCACGACGCCGAGCAGGTCGCGAGCTTCAGACACAAGCGCAACGCTGTCAGCTCGCTTGATGGCTGGGTCTGAGAAGCTGACGCTGAAGACTTCCGCGATGATAGACTCAAGCCGACGCTCGATCCGCTGGTAATCGGGAAGAACCACCTTCAACGGCTTCGGAATGTCGACCAGGTATGCTTCTGAGGCGTCATGCAGCAGGCCGGCGAGCTGCAGATGTGGCGGCAACAGGCTGGCGACGATCACAGAATGCTGCGCGACTGAATAGAAGTCGCGGACATGCCCTCCAAACCGGCAGATGTTAGACAGCGCGTGCGCGATGTCTTCGATGCAGATGTCTTCCCGGCGCGGATCGAGCGGATAGAATCTGCGTCCGGTGTGAGTCTGCATCCACTGACCGGAGCGGTGAGGCGGCGCAACAGGGCAGTATAGACTACAAATGTCGGGTCTCATAAAGGTGGATTGCGCTGTCCGATGGTTGCGGTGAATGCCCACACGATAAACGCGGAGTGTCCCCATGCTGACGGATCATCTAATGGCCGCGGTGCGAGGTACGGAAAACCACCAGGATAACTTGGATCAGCCGGATGGTCGTATTTCTCGACGGGCTTTAAGCCATTGACCGCAAGAGCCGCCCTAAACCGATCATCCCACCCCGCAGTGCCGGCGCCGGCGCCCTGATTGGCGGAATTTACTGCCGCGTGGTAGGTGTCCGGCGTTCTCGTGTTTTTAACGGCATGATGCCAGTTGATCTGATCGTAATTTTCCCTGAACTGCGGACTGAAACAGTTGCGGGGTGAGTCACCTTTGCCGTTCATGGGTTCAGATACTCAGAGATCACCTTGATTGCCTCGCTCGCTCCGCAAGCTACAGCCTTGGCGTAACCCTGAGCGCCGAGTTCAAAGAGCATTTGCTTTTGGTTCTCAGAAAGCGTGCCGCCGTCACGCCGCTTCATTTCGACAAACAACCCATGACAACCGCGGCGCGAGGTCGCTAGGAACAGATCAGGCGTTCCGGCTCGATAGCCCTCAGCCTTGATCCGTGCGCCGCCTTGCGGTGTGCGCGCGGCCTGAGCAGGGCAGGCCATCAGAATGCACTCAGGGAGCGCGAAGTTCCTGTGCATGATAGCCCACCAGCTAATGACGGACTTCTGCTCGGCGGATTCAGTAGCGATGGGAAGATCGGCGGCAGTCACTTCTTCAGATATTCGCGCTCAAGCGACTCCATGCCCCGGAGAACAGCCCGCACAGTTGACGCGCTTGGTTTCCAGCCGGCAACTGCCGGGGTTGCGTGAGTAATCAGTAGGACAATCGCCTTTTCGTTGAGTGGCCCGGCAAGCATTTTTTGTGTCCCGCGTGAAATCGCGCTGATGGCTTCTGCCAACACTTCGACAGCCACCGGAGCATCCGGGTTTTGAGTTATTTTTACTTCGGTTTTTATCATAGAGTGATTTCCAGCTTCTCTGCCAAGTCGCGCGCGACCTGCTCGACGGTGTTCCTGAATTGCAGGTCGTACTTTGTGGCGTTTTGAGGAATGAGCTTTGAGGGTTCGTCTCGCTGCCGGCGCAGGCGGCCGACATCCGCGAAAGCGTCATCGAGCCAAGCTTCAGCCTCCTCAGACCAAATGTAGTTTGGCAGAATTTCACGCTGCGCTGAGTATCGACCATCTCCGGTGCAACAGAGCAGGTAGGTGAGGCGTTGGAGAGTCATTGGCGTTTTAGCCGCGTGATGGCGCCGCGCAGCCCGCGGTTGCTGTGTCGCAGATAACGGTGCGACTGTTGCAGGGTTTCTATCGCACGCTTCGAGCGCGCGAGTTCCGCAATCAGCTCCGACCAATTGCCTGCCATCTTCTCACAGGCATCAGCGATCCGCTGAAGGCAGCCGAGCTTAAACGCCTCCCACGGCAAGCGCCCCTGGGAATCGGCTTCACCGGTCGTTTGCTTACGCGATAATTCTCTTAGGTTGTGTCTCATGCTGCGATTGCCGCTGCTGGTGCGGCCTTTCTAACGTTGAATTTTAGGTCGAGAAACGCTGACGCTTCTTCAAAAGTGGCAGTCTGCGGCGATGGATGCTTAAACTTGATGAGCCATTTGAGCTGCTTAGGTGTTGCCAGCCCTGCTGCTCGACGCCGGAAAATCCGGTCAATGATTTGTGTCGCGTGACCCTTGCCCTTCAGCGCGGCTACATCGAAGCCGGCGCGCTCAAGGGTCTCGGCCTGGCGCACCGTCACGCGCGCTGCCTCAGCATCAGTCTCGGGTTCGTACTCGGCCAGGTCATCATCACCTAGAGCGTAGGCAAACTCGACAGCGTCAACCGTTCGCGCCTTGCGCTTCGCGCATTCCTTCAGACGCGCAATCAGCGCGGCATGCCGGTCTGCCTCAATGCCAGAATCAGCCTTCTCCTGCGCCTCAAATAGATCGAGACCGCGCCCGCCAGCTTCAGTCAGAAGCTTGGTGACGCGCTTCTCTTCTTCTTCAGTCTTGGCGATCAGGCGCGCAGGCCGGATCAAGCCCATCGTATCAGACAAGAACAGCGGATCGAGCACCAGCAGGTTTTCCTTGCCGGGGTGAATGCGCGTGCCGCGACCGACCATTTGCGAGTAAAGGACAAACGACTTTGTCGGGCGCAGGATGTAGACGCAGTCGACGCTTGGCTCATCCCATCCGGTAGTCAGCAGCGCACAGTTGCAAATCACGCTGGCTTCACCAGCTCGAAAGCGCGCCAACTGTGTACGGTCGACGCCATCGACGTGAACCGCTTTCAGGCCGTGCTGAACACAGCAGGCCGCGAACTGGCGCGAGGTCTCGATGAGTGGCAGAAATGCCACTGTGCGCCGTTCGCCCGCATGCTCTTTCAGGATGCGCGCAAGGGCGTCAAGGTGAGGCGTCACGACCGCGCCTAGATCAGCCTCGTTGAAATCGCCTGCCACCGTGCGCACACTCGACAAATCGATACCGCACGGAATGGACTTGATGGTGATTTTTGATAGCCACCCCTCGCGGATCAGGCGCACAAGTGGAATCTCGACGGCGATATGCTCGTAAAAGCTCCCGAGCTTGCGCTTGTCGGAGCGGAACGGCGTCGCGGTGATCCCAACGACCTGAGCGCCGGCAAAGTAATCGAGCACACGCCGCGCCATGTCGCCAAGCGTGTTGCGGTGCGCCTCATCAACAAAGATCAGCCCGAAAGCATCCTTTGGATACTTGTCCAGCCGGCGCGCGATGCTCTGCGTTGTGGCAACGATCAGCGGCGAACCCGGTGTTGCGTGACTGTCTGCCATCTCAACGTCGGCAATGATGCCCGACCATTTGCAGAGCTTGTCGGCTGCCTGATAGACCAGCTCTTTAGCGTCTGCCAGAAACAGCACAGGACAACCTGCACGGCGGATCAGTTCGCCCGCCATGCAGGTTTTGCCGGAGCCGGTTGGTGCCACGCCAAGCACCCGGTTGAACTCGACCAGGGCGGCGAACGTAGCGTCGACAAACTCGTGCTGGTATGGGCGGAAGTCCATCAGCGCTTCGCCAACGGCCCGAGAATGCCGGAAATGAGGTTCATCAGATAGCCGTGCAGCAGCGCTCCGGCCTCGTGGTTTCCTTTGTCAACCCCGGCGCTCGCCCATTCAAGGATGCGGTACGTCAGGTGGAACACTTCATGCGCGATGACATCAACCGTCAGGCTCTCGCTGCCTACAAAGATGCCGAATATGCCGCGCCCGTTATAGTCACAGAGAGCTGCCCAATCCACTTCAGCCGGTGGCGGTTCTCCGAATAGCTTGACCATTGATCGGCTTTTGCGAGTAGCGTGGATTTCATCCGATACGACCAGCCAAACGACGGCGTCGTAAATTGGAACGTGAAGACACTTCTTCATCAAAACGGATCGCCGTCCTTGGTCTCGCCTGGCTTGGCAGCTTTCGGCGTCACTGGAGCCTTCACACGCTGCTCAACCGGCACACGCGCGGCCATCGCGGTCAGCTTCTTCAGAAATGACGCCCCCTCCTTGAGCGGGATGACTGCGCGAATCGCGTTGATCCACTTTACCTTCAGGCGCTCTTCGCCGTTGTATTCCTCAAACTCAGTCGTGATCGAGCACCGCTTGTTCGCGACCTGCGTGGGCAGCGTCTCGAAATCGCCGTTGAAACCAAACGCCATGCGCAGCGTTTTCAGGGAGTTTTTGAAGGCGGCTTCCGAGAGGTAAAGCCAACCGGTGATTGATTCGCCCTTGTCATTCTCGAATGCGAGTTCGACAAAGGGTGTGCCGTTTGGCGACTCGCCAAACACGGCGTCTTTGACCGTCACTTCATGGCGGTCGGCTGTTGCGATTTTAGGCATGGATTATCTGAGGTTGAGTTTCTGTTCTGTCCAGTGCCGCAGACCTGGCACTTTCAAATCAGGATTAGCGCGCAGGATCGCGCGAATGGCTGTGCCGTTAGGCTCCAGCGTGACAAGGTTTGGCTCCGCTACGTAGAGCGCCTTGATGTCAGTCACTTCGAAGCAGATTTCACTGCGCAGTTGGCTTGCGGCTGGCTTCGGCGCTGTGATCGCGGCAGCCTTGACTGTCGCAATCTCTGTTCGCGCCTTGCCTGAGATGTCATCACTCGCGCGGGCTGCAGCTTCAGGTGTCGGTGCAGCAATGACAGCCTTCCGAGTGGCACAGGCTGCCTCGTAAGCGATCCGCGCCGCCTCAGCGTCAGCCGCGCGGCGTGCATCCTCAGCCTTGCGACGTTCCTCAGCTTCAAAGGCGCCGAGCGCCCGAGCGATGCGGTTTTCCTGCGCCTTGAGGTCAGCAACAAGTTCCTTCGCGAGTGCATCGATTTTTCTCCCGACATTCAGGACTGGCGCCTTGACTGACTCGCGCTGGTCTTCGACTTCAGTGAGGAACGCCTTCAGCTCGCGCAGGACCGGCAAAGCAGCGTCAGCATCGAGACGGTCGGTTATCGTTGTGACCGTGCCGGCCTCAGTAAGCAGTTGGTCTCGTCTCGCCCTGGCTTCCGCTGCCACTGACACGACCGGTTCAGCGGATGGCGTAATGACTAGGTTAGCGTTCATGGGAGTAGGGGGACGCTATAGAAACGCACACTGCCACACCTCTCACGCACGGCATCTCGAAGGCAGTTTGCTCCGTGGGGACACTTGAGTTTAGCGAGCCATTCGTTGCGCAGATCGTGCTGGCGCAAATACTCCTCATCAGGTAAATCCATGTCGGGACTTGGGGGAGCTTGCTTGATCTTGTTTTCAATCCACGTGCTAAGACGAGCAACCTCCCGCGTGGCATCGGGCTGAGTCATAGCTACTGAGATCACAGAACTGCTGTGATCCTCATAGGACTGCCCATTATCATATTCGATGATGTACGCGGTTTTCATTTAGAGGATAGAACCGGAATGCCGGCAGCACGGGCGAACTTGTCAGTCTTGGCGACAACCGATGCCATCTTGTCTTCAGGCAGGTCGCGCCAGGTCCTGCCGGTGGCGATCCAGTTGACGCGAACGAGGTAGGCATTGACCTTGTCCTTATTCGCATCGAGCCACGTAGCGACGTTGGCAGGGACCTTGAGCGCCTTGGTAGGGTCAGCAGGTTCCTCAAGGCCGGGAATCTCGTCAGCAGGCGCGGCGGTAGCCGCTGCCGGCGTGACCGTAGCCGTCGCTACAGTGCTACCAGCAGCGGCTATTTCAGGAACCGCGCGGGACATCGGCAGCGTTGCAGCGCCGCCGAAAAGGTGTGCGATGCCGTCGAACTTCATGGGCATCTCTTCAGGCAGCCCAAAGCGATTCTTAGCATCCCATGCCGGCGAATGCGCCGTGAAGATGAGCCGATCCTTGCCACCCTGAGCCTTGGTCCGCCCGTCTGTGCCTTCGACAATTTGAATCTTGTAGTTACAGAACAGCACTACGTCAGCCCACTCCTTCAGTAACGGTGAGACCTGCTTAGTGAGCTTCATTTCGTAGCGGTCGTAACCGTCCGTCTGGTCGGGCGGGCTGAGGCGCTTGACCGTCGAGTGAGCGACAAAAACGACGTGGATTCCCTTGGCGATCAGCTCATCGAGCGTGCCGAGGAAACGGGCAAATTCCTCCTGAATCATCGTGTAGCCCTTGCCGTAACCAAACCCCTCGATGGAATCCTGTCCCTTCCGCTTGAGTAGGTTTTCGATCAGTGCTTTCTCGCACCAATCAGCAGTGTCAATGACTAGCGCTGAGTAGCCCTGCGCATTGGCAGTAAGGTCACGCACGGCAGCCTCGATGCCGCGCCAGTCCAGGTCACGCAGCCGGTCGATCCCGATTTGATCGGCGCCGCCTTCGACATCAAGAAACAGCGCGCCGGGAATCTGTGCGGCGAGCGTACTTTTGCCGATGCCCTCAGTTCCGTAGATGACGGCGCGAACGGCGCCGGGAGTTTTGCCTTTAGTGATTTGAAGTGCCATGAGTTTATGAGTTAAAATTCCTCGGCTTCCTGCCGGGTGAGGAAGAAATGGACGCCGTTCGAGCATTCGACACGCGGATCAGGGTCGAACCTGTCAGGCCGGACAATCTTGCCGGGCGCATACGCGATAGCGTCGTGTTCGGTGGTCCACGAAATACCGGAGCCATCTAGCACCCGCGCAAATTCAGCCCGGCACTTGCGGCCAATGAGTCCACCGACCCGCTTCGCATCGGTTGGAATAAGCAACCGGCAGATCGTGCCATTTCTCAGCTTTTTCCAGCCGATCAGGTTGCCCTCTGGCGTGATGGTCCGATGGGCATAGAGCGAAGAAAAGTCTTTCTCTGGTATTTTCGCGCCGTAGAGGTTCGCGCGGGTGAGGTTCGCGCCGTCGAGGTTCGCGCGGGTGAGGTTCGCGCCGTCG